GGCAGAGCCATCTACTGATTGCATAGATAAAGCCTCTCGTATCTCCAAAAAAAGTGCCTCCCACAATAAGGGAATTCGATAACTCGGTATCGTCTGACCCGCCGCCGTCGCCTCCTGCTTTGCCAAAATCGAAAGAATCTGCTTACGCTTTGATTCTTCAATAGGTGCTATAAGAACTGTGTCAAGAAGATAATGAACACAGTCGGTCCACCGAAGATTTCGCATGAGGAGCTCGTAGAGAAAGGCACGAATCTCGTTTGTCTCATTGAGCTTAGGGAACGGCTTTTGAGACCAGGTTGTAATCAAGTTACGAAAAATAAGATGCCAACTCGGGCCTGTGGTGGGTCGGCAATCCAAGAGATTCGTCGGTGATCGAATCGGCACCTCAATGAAATAATCAACGAGCCTCAAAGGGACCGGAAGTTCAGATGTAAACCAGACTGAGATATCACCAAGGCTGTCCTCAAGTAGTGAATGCAGCAGAAAACAGGATTCTGTGCTAAACAGATGTGCATGATAAAAGACAAGAATTCGAGATCCACGTCCCTGCTGACCCGCTAAGACCTGACTTCCTAGACCCCACCGTTGTAGAATCGGCTTAAGATAAATCTTGTCCTGCATAGACATACGAGCAATATCAAATCCAATATGAATGTGTGAGAATTCATAAGGAAAACAATCCTTTTCAGAACCCCCATCGTCTCCATCATCATCTGCTGTCGTAGAAATCTGACCCGTGTCGTTCTTGGAGATTCCCTGCATGTGAAATTGCCGAGTCTGAATTGAAAAGGGAATACCTCTCAGAGTGGCAATCTTTTGTAGCATTTCATGACATGCCTTTTTTTTACCCGACCCAGGTTGTCCCCTGAACGAGAGATTCAGTGAATCCATACACAGTCTCGGTGAAATGATCTTAGGCTATCTGTGTGAATGGCTGTCTAAAACAACCGCAGTAATCCATAGAAATGGAGTGGTCCGTGCCCATCCAGCGACTTGAAATCAAAAAAGTAAGTGTCGGTGATTTACAAAAAGTGCCCAAGCCTATTACACCTTTATCCTATATTGATGGACCCTTCCATCTTCAACATCTTAATGTTCTTTTACCACCACTGCCAATCAAAGAATATGATTCACAGTCGGGGAAACTTGTTCTCGGACTTTCCGAGGCGAGTCAGACTTCCGCGAAACTCCTGGCCCTGCAAGAAAGTTTCCTGATGTCAGTCTATCTTCACCAACGTAAGTGGTTTCATGACTCGGATCGCTCTAAAGAAATGATTCAGGCCCTGTTTCAGCCATTTCTTGAGAATGATTCACTTCATTTATATTGCCCTCTTCAAACTCAAGAGAAGCGGCATTCACTTCATATCTGGAAGGAAGGTGAATGGAAACGTCTTGTTGTAGCCGGGCTCATTCAGAAGGGCGACAGTGTTCGCGTTGCTTTGCGACTTCAGGGAATCTCTTTTCAATTACATCCTACAAGCTCGTCTTGGACAGGACGCTTTCGTGTCCAGCACCGAATCTTTTCCTTGTATCACTGTTCCAAACCGTAATTTACGTAATTTGCTGTAAAACAGCGATGCTTGTTGACATGATTCCAAGGAACATGTTAAAGGAGAGAATAAAGAGTGTAAAGGGAATAAAAGAGGATGGATTGGCTGTGACATAGTAATACAGCAAGAATCCCATGAAGATACTGGTCAACAGATTGACGGTGGTTAAAATGGCTACGTGCTTCTGGAGTTCATTGCGTGAATCTGCACTTCCTGTCGACATGCCAATATAGACCACGCTCCCCGTAACGGATGCAAGGACCAGAAAGGTTAAAATATAGGGTATCGAGTCTTTTAATGCAAAAGCCATCTACTATGTAAGTGATAACTTTGTAGCATCAATGTTGCAAACATTCTTTCCATAAGAAAGCACCTGGGAATAATCAAGAGTGTGTGCATCGGGGAGTGTAAACAGTAAATAAAGTCCTGCTACAATCAATAAAATAAGCAAGGGTGTAAATACATATCTCCAATAATTAACTTCACTGTATTTCTTTGCTGTTGCCATCTAGTAGATGGCGACAAAGACTCGCAAACTCAAAAACAAAAAGAGAGCACAGACACCAGGCCCTTGTCAATGTCATCCACGTGTCGGTGATGTAAGGCCCGCCGCTGGATGCCTTCCCGAATCTATATTAAAGCGGGCTGCTGGAAAGCTTCATCTTAAGACCAACTCAACAGGTAAACAGCTGCGGAAAGAACTCGAGGAGAAACTCGGTGTCGAGGCAGGTCAAGAAGCGACTTTCGTAAAGGCTCTACCGTTGGTTGATTCAGAAAAAGACTATTTAATGAAGCAATACTTGAGACCCGTGAAGCCTGAGAAATGGAAGGAAGATCCCGATATGTGGCTCGACTCTACTAACATCGAAGCGGTCATGAAACAGTTCGAAGAGGCAAATCCCCATTTTGAATTTATGGGTCCTTTTCCAATTGATTTTGCAGCTCCCGATCCTTATGATAAGAGTGGCGGTGGTCCCAAAAAATGCCTTATCCGGGAAATGTGTGGAATTCGTGTCACAGAAGCACAAAAGAAGGGTATTAAATCGATAGGCATTATCTATAATCTTGATCCTCACTTCAAAGATGGAAGCCATTGGGTCGCGAATTATATAGATCTTGTTCGACGCAAATGCTACTATTTCGACTCCTATGGATACGAGCCCCCATCGCAAGTCGCAAAGTTTATGAAGTGGCTAACGACACAGGATTCTAGAATGAAACTCGCCTACAATGCTCGTCGTTTCCAGTTCAAAGGATCCGAGTGTGGCATGTATTCGATGTATTTCATTATTCGTATGTTGATGGGTGATGAATTTAGACCCTTTACACGAAAGGCCCCGCCTGATTCTGTAATGCTTGAACTAAGAGATTGTATGTTTTCCACCTAAACAAAGAAACACCGTCTATTTAGAATGTCGGGTGCCAACTTACTGACTCAAAAAGCCACGAATGACTTTTTGAGCCCTCAAAATGAATCAATGATTGATCGTCTTGTCTATCAGGACTTTCAGCGTCGCATAGGTTCTGATCTGTCAGAAAAGCAGAAGACCCGTCTTCTGAAGACTGTTCGTCACTACATGACACAGGTGGCCGAGGTGGTTCCCGATGCCCCGATTCAGGTAAAGAATAAGGAAGTTCTGTCAGCAGTGGTTCCCGATTTCATCTCTTATCTCAATCGTTCTGCATCTGTTCCTTCTGGACCCCAGGAAGATCAAAGAGAGCAGGATAACACGAGACAGGACGTCTCGACACGCTTTAGTCAGCTTCAGAATGAGCGGAATCAAGGAAAGGCCGCCCCGCCGCCGCCTCCTGATTTCCGTGTTCCTCTAGACAATGAAGGCCCCACGTCACTGAGCATCTATGAGCAGATCAAGAAGCAGAGAGAGGAGGAGACTGCAAGAAGCGAGGCATTGATTCAGAGAACGGTGAAGGCCGAGACAACGTTCCAGGATGCAAAGACACAGTCGAGCCAAATGGAGCAGATGATTTTAACAACACGCGATCAGTCTCGCACAAACTACCAACAGGAGTCTGCCGCTGAAATGGCTTCACGCTTCGTGTCCCCGGATCCTCGTCGTATGTTCATGAAGGATCTCCTGGATGGAAGTCCGATGGGCCAAAGCCAAGGTCAGGGCACCAGTCTTGAAATGATTGAATCAGCATCTGGACTTGCCACAGGAAATCCGACGATTGTCAATCCTGATCGTTCTCGAATCAAGCAGCAGGATGTGCTCATCAGACAAGAGGATATCCTATCCTACAAGGAAAATGAGTTCAATCTACACGTCTATAGTGCCGACAGAAACTGGTTCACGAACACCACACAAAATCGCTACAATTTCACGGTGAACTTTGATCCTGCGAATAACAGCAGCGGCTTTGCCTTTGCCCCTACAGCGGCCATCAAGTTCAAGAACATTGTTCGTATTGAGCTGGTCAAGACAATTCTGCCAATTGAGGGTGTTGATATTATTCAGACTCGCTCCGTTGTATCAAACGTAGTGAGCTATGGCACGAGTCTTAATACGAACATTCTGAGCTTTCCTTACTTGAATATCCGAATCCCTGAGCTGGATAACAACAACTACGGAACAGACTACAATCTCCAACAGGCGTTTGGTGTTGTCCAGTATGACGCAAACTGGGTTTCTGATAATAACATTTCAGCAAAGGGTGGCTTTTTAGCAATGATTCCCAAGTTCTTGAAGTGCCAGAAGGTCTATGCTCCCACGCCTCTCGCGACGCTGCAGAAGTTGAGCATTCGTATTGAGAGACCCGATGGAAACCTTGTAAGTGACACACTTGATACGCTCGATATCAGTGGTATCAAGTCATCCTATAACATGAGCGGTGTCACGACAGGAACAAGCTATGCTGATACGAGTGGCAACTATCTCTGGATTCAGACAAAGACCTGGTTCAATCGTTTCCTGATTAACCAGGGTGATCGTATCCAGATGAGTGGCCTCGCATTCCAACCTGCATATTCAGGTAATGCAGATGCCGCAACAGATCTTATTACTTATCTAACACGCAGCCAAGGCCATCTTGTTGTCGGTGTTGGATATACAACAACAACTGGTTCAGTCTTTTTCAATGATGGAGCGAACATTGTAGGATACTGTAATTACATTGTCATACGATCAAAGATGAAGGATCCTACACTTGGATTTACACAGCCTGATACATTTGGGTTACTCGCGAACTCTGCAAACAATACTTTCCTTAATAC